ACCCAAGTTTGTAAGGCTCTGACGATACTGTTGGGGTCGCCACCGTTCACATTGACCGTGATATTGGCACCGCCACCAAAGGTGCCTGTGGAACTGATGTTGCCAGACGCCGACGGCGTAAACAACTCTGGCCCGCGCTCACCCACAATGTAGGGACCGCCACCGGGGCTAACGGGACCGCCCATAGCCCTACGAGGCAATGTGGAAATACCAGCAAGGTTTAAAGCATCTATTGGACTCAGACCGCCGTACTCGGCACCTCGAGCAAGATAGTTAGCCAACTCAAGAGCGGCTGCTGGACCCTGCGTTTTATATCGAATCAAAATTTCTTTAGATGAAATGTCGCCCATGCTTGTTGCAATAGTTTGCAGTGAAGTAACAAAATCTAAGGCTTTCTGTTCCATGTCATCAATATCTTTTTGGGCACCTGAACCAAACGCAAGTTTGGTGGCGGCTTCTAATTCTTGCAATTTTGTTTTGGCACCGTCTAACGCGACCTCTTGGCTAAGATTGTTGGTCAAGTTTTTCCATGCTTCATCTGCGTTCATCAACGCTGTAGTCATACCGTCCACGGCATTATTGAACGGCAAAATGGCGTCTAGACGGGCTTTCTTTATTGCATCCTTAAAGTCCTCTGTGTCCTCACGAGCGGCTCGCATGTCCTCAGCGAACACTGGAATAACTTCTTTTTCGTCTGAGAACATTCCCCAAATGTCACTGAAACCGTCTTTAATGTCAAGAATGACCATGTCAACTGTGTCGTTGATGTCATCCCACGCGGAAGCAAAATAAGTTTTGTCCCACTGCTTCTGCAAATAGTTCCAAGTGTCACCAATTCCTGAAACCATTCCATCAACAAGTTTTAGAATGTCTCCGAGGATTGGCACCAAAAATTCACCAAGGGCAATTGAAAGGTCTTTTGCTGTGTCACCAAAGTCATCCATAGTGTCACGAAAATCTTTAGCGCGTTTTAGTTCTTTTGGATCAATAACTTGTTGATCCGAAACACCGTTCAAAGATTTTTTAAGATCGTCTGCGCCTAACTCAATAAGTTCGGCCATGCCTTGCCAGCCCTTGCCTAGCAGTTGAGCGGCAACCCTCGCTTTTTCGGCTGGGTCTTTAATCTTTTTGAGGCGGTCAATCGTGTTTAGGAATGTTTCGTTGACGTCTACTGAGCCGTCTTTAAGATATACAAGGTCTATGCCGAGGTCACGAACTTTGTCCGGGTCTGCACCGATAGTTTTGTTGAGGCGACCTATCGCGCCTTCAACGGCGTCTACTGGGATACTTAGGTCGCCTGCGACTTCGATATAGCGTGACGCGTCCTGAACTGATAGTCCTGTAGCATCCGCAAATTTGCCTGCGGCTAATGCGAGATCTTGGAACGCTTTGATGCCTTGTGCGGCGAACCCGACTAAAGCCGCGCCACCTGCTAAAGCAAGGTTGCCTGCGTTGGCTTTGACGGCATCTAAAGCGACGTTTGCGCCAGCCTTAAACTTGCCCATCCCACCCTCGGCGTCAGCAACGGCTGTCTTAAAGTTACCGAAAGCGGCTTTAGCGGCTTTAATACCTGAGTCTGAGAACTCGGTGAGAATTGGAATGTTGATTGCCATTAGCGTTTTACCTTCATCAATTCTTGGTTTGCCTTAAATATTACCTCTTTGATAACAGGCTCTAAGGCTTTTTGAAAGTCTGGAATTGCTTTTTCGCCACCAGCCCAAACCATGCGCGACGGACCGCGACCAAGACTTGAAGTAAGGACGCCAGCAAAGTTTGGACGCGCACGCGGACCACTACGACTTCTATTGCCACTTTTGCCAGCCATGTCAGCAATTGCGAGAGCGGCGCCTTTTGTTCCGACGGTAATTGTTCCAATCGTTTCATATTGTGCGCCTTTAACAATGTTTCGTTTGCGTGCTTTTCGCGTGTTGGTCTTGACAACAATGTTTTTTGTTTGACCGTTTTTCCACCCGGTACGCCACTGGCCGTCCATGCCTCGAGTTGGCGACGACGACGGAACTAGCGGTGTGATCGCGTCAACGACAACTTGCCCGAGTTTGCGGATCTCTTTACCGTAGGCACGACGCAATTTGGGGTCTATGGAATTGATTGTACGCAACGCCTCTTTCAGGCCAGTTGGTTTCAAATCAATTCCCAGACTCATCGTTTGTGTTTCGCTTTCTCGTTTTCCTCAACAAGCAAACGAACCATCTCATCCACAACCGACGCAGGACACTCCATCAAATCCAATGGGCTGATGCCTGTCCTTAATGCCAGTTGCGCTATGAGGTTGACTGCGCGTCCTGCTTTGGTTTCTCTTTTGGGACAAACGTAATGTCCCCTACTTTTTCAACCCACTTAGGAAACAGTTCAACGATTACACCACTCGAGCGCACCGCGTCCCATGCCAACCAAGCCAAAGCCTTGAATTTCATGTTCTCTAGAAACTGCCCGACGGAAAGTTGAGGATGATGGTCCTCCCAGCGACACGCCACACCGTAAGTGATCGGTGCCTCGTGTGTTTCTCCGTCGAGCATCTCTACTCGTAACGTCATACCAATCATGTCGGGTTCCTTTGTTTGTGTTGGTTAGATCAGGCTACGGCGCGGACCCAAGTGCCACCAGTGCCCGTAACGGTCATGGTGTCAAGGGAGCCGACAGTGCTTGAGATCGGCATGAACGACGAAATCATCATGTTGGTGATCGTATAGATCGGATTTCCGGGTGCGGCCACGCCAGAGTCAGGCGCAACGATGACAGTGGTGTCGCCGTCGCCGACAACATCTGACAAATACTTTTCAACTGAGGTCGCGCCGTACTCAAGAAGCACAGTTGCCGAAACGCTCACAGATTGGAGGCCAGCCACAAACTTGTGTCCTGTGGCTCCCATGACGGTTGCCTCAAGCGAGTCAAAGCCTGCTTCGAGGGTGATGGATGAACAGTTAAGTGAAATGTTGTTTGCGCCAATGGTGATTTGTCCACTGCCTTGGTAAACGATTGCCATGATTTTGTTCCTTTGTTAGTTAGCGTGTCGCTGTGAGTTTGATAGTGAGGTCGTAACAGGGGAGGTCTTGCGACCCGATCGTTGCGATGGATGGTTGTCCCGAGATGACTGCAATGTCTGACCCGAGAATTGTGTCCACGACGCCAAGGATGTAGTCGCTTGAGTCTTGGTTGCCGGGTGGCGCACCAAGGATTCGAATAGTGATTGTGACGTCACTGACTTTGGATGTTGGGTTTGCACCGAACGATTCAAATGACGGCAACTCAATGAACACTGTGAGCGGTCGTGCGTTGCGTGGATCGGTGACAGGTTTGAGCCCGAGGGCCGTGAGCGATGCTGAGACCGCGTTGATTGCGTCTGTGAAAATGCCAGCCATGTTAAGCGCACTGCGATCTCTTAACGCCAAGCAACTGGTTGACTCGTCCAAGTGTCATCAGCGGTGGTCCGCTCATGTCACCAAACGACGCGTAACTGTCTCCAGTGGTTCCGCGTTCACGGTAGAGACCTGCGGCGTAAAGCGTGGTTCCCAATAGCACTGAGCCATCAGGGACAGTGGTAAGACTGTCGTGGTAACCAGCCTGCACGCGACGCCTGAAACACCAAGCGTTTGCGGCCGCAACGCAAGTAGTTAGGAACGCGGTGTCATTTGCCGTGGCCGACGCGATCCCAAGAAACTCTTGCACATTTGCGACCGTGGTCCAACTGCAGGTTTGGGTCCAAGTTACGGTTCCAGTCGCTGCAGATCTCGGATAGTTATCGAAGTTTGATTTGACAAGTAGTTGATTCGTGATGGTGACTTCGTAATCAAATAAGAAATCGCCTTGCACCCCGATACCAACAAAGAGAAAAGTAGGAATCGCCTGAACGATATAAGTCGCATCAAAACTGTTACCTACTCCTGCAACGACGATCGTTTGACCAATCGTAATGTCGGTTGCCTCAAGAGTCTGGATCACGGCGTAGTCGTCTACACGCTGTGCGTGAGTGACGGTGAATACGGCCATGATCCAGATCCTCTCTTAGTTTTCGTCTATCAGACGAAAGCGGCCTTGATGCTCTTTGACGCGTCAATGACCTTGGCGGCGAAGTAGCCACGGAAAGCAATTTGACGCGACAACTGCGAAGGCTGTTCAACGCTGATAGCCCCCTTCTGCTGTTCCCAACATTCGATACCAGTTGGGTCCATGATGACCATGTCGGTTGCGCCGAGGTTGCGGTCAACGACAAGGCGAAGTCCGAAAGCAACTGCAGAATCTGAACCGGGTGTCATGGTGCCGTAAGCGTTCATTGGGCCCACTTGTGGGAACAACGGACGATCCGAACCGTCAACCAACTGACCGAGATACTGGAAGATGTTCGGTGACACTGCCAGAACGGACGGCAAGTTGCCATTCGAGCCAGTCAAGATGTCTGCGGCGGCCTGATACATCCAACGAACCCATTCGGCAGGATCGGTGATTGAAGCGTTCGTGAAGTTGTTGCTGTTTGTGGTTCCAGTGACGAGTTCCGAACAGGCGAGCAAATCGGTACGGTCTGCGTATACGCGAGCCATGTCATCAAGCAATGCGCCGAGAACTTCAGGCTGTGACCAGTCCAACGATGCTTCGCTGATCTCAACGTATCCGCCTTGAATGGTCTTAGTGATTTGCACGTCATCAACAACGAAAGCCGATGCGGTGATGGTGGTGTTCTGTGTGGCTGTACCGATGCTGTTGTGGGTTGTCACGACTGGGCGGATGAAGATCGCGCCTGACTGTGGCATTGAGCGAACGCCAGTTGCATCGATCAACGGGCGACGGCCTTGGAAGTTGTTGTAAACAGGAGCGATGATCGGCGTTGGGATTACACCGGGGATGTCGCTGGTGATGACATCGGGAGCGGCGGCTCGGATGTTGTCGTTCATTTGTGCGAAGTCGTGACCACCGCGTACGAATGCTGAGATGTATTCGGCTGCGGACGGCAATTTGAATTCGCGCTTGGCGGTTGCATAGATCGG